TATATCGACCCTCTTGGAAATGATTATAACTATTTTCCCGAATCATCTTTAGCTGAAACGTATACATTATTCGTGTATGGTCGAGAATACATAGGTAGCGAATACGATGGAACTCCCATATACCGAAGATACTCTATAGATTCCATGGATTCTGTCAACGCTTCAGATTTAGCACCTAATTTAAATGTAGATATTACTTCTGTCCTAGATGAAGAAGACCACCAAGGATTTAAAATTACATTTACAGGATCTTTAAAGTACGCAAGTGATGGTACCACTTCTATGACATATCGAAACGGATTAGCTACTCCGGTCACAACTAATAACCTAGCCTCCTTCCCTACTACAGCTAGTCTAACTAGTATTAGCGGAGTCCGAGGCGACGAACTTATTACACTCGAATTCGATATTACATCAGAAACTAAAGATTATACGGTAACCACACCTTTATACGTCCGCCACGAAACGGTTATATTTCCCCCTCAAACCTCGCCTAAAGCAGCTTCTCGAAAAGGGGATAAAGAAATAGATCATGGCTATTCAGTAAAATCCTCATCCGAAGGAAGTAGTGATGTTTTTATTGATGGCATAGCAGCCCACACAACCGGGCAATCTTGGCCGAGCCATAATCGGGGAGACTCATGGCATACGGGACGCTCTACTAGTACAGGGTCAGGTTCAGTATATATAAATGGAGAAGCTTTAGCTAGAGTCTCTAATTCAATTAGCTGCGGCTCTAAAATAGCCCAAGGCTCAACAACGGTATTTTCAGGATAACCAATGGAACAAAAACAATTTTCAGTATCTTACGAACCTTCTGCATACGATGAGAAGGTTTGCGTGTATGCAGTTAACCCTAACGCAAAATACGCACAAGTTGAGCAAATTCAAGTAGCTAACTCTACAACTTCCTCTTTAGAAATGGATGTGTTTTGGGTTGATTACTCAGACGTAACTGTAACCTCTATTAATTATTATGGCAGTGGGAAAATTAGACAAGAATACTATACATACGGGGGAAGTGCTTTAAATTCAATCATAATTAATGGAACTATACCTAGTGGTGCATCTTTATCGGTTTTAAACTCAAATCTATATTTAGACCCTAAAGATTTTATATTTTTACGACCCGCATCAACCGGGTCAGGAACTGCATTTAAACCTTTAGTAACAGTCACTGAATATTTTGAAGATGGAACGTATATAACAACTTCTGTGGATTTAATAACCACAAATAACAATCTAATAGCAAGTACTTATTAATTATGGCAAATTTCTCACTCCCTCCGATTAAAGACGCAAGTCCTAATGTACCTTCTCTTTCAAAGGAAGAACTTAGTGCTCTCCCGTCTACTTCTCTAGTAGCCCTTTCCAATAATATGGCTGTTGTTAAATCTGAAGCTTCTGTTAAAGCTAATCAATTAAAAGCTAGAGCTAAGAAGTTATCAGGGGAAGCATCTATAGATATTCCCGGTAAAGGTAGAAATTCTATCGCAACTTCCCAATCAATTAATAAGGTAAAGGCGTCTATGGAGTCTACAATAGGACCTGTGGCAAGTACTACTGGATTAATGAACGAATCGTCAGCCGTTGGAGCTGATATACTAAAAAATGCAACTGCTGCTGGAACTACAGAACTTGACGCCGCATCTATAGCATCTAAACTAGGTTCATTTAATACGGAGATAATTTAATGGCTTTAGATGATTTAGATGTAACTGAAATCGCTTTAATAGAGACATCCTTAGCAAGTTTACAGGTAATAGCTCAAACTGCCGAAGATAACATCGCTAATATTCAAGCCGTTTTGGAAGATAGAGCTAACGGTATTTTAGCAGAGCCTGAGTTGAATTTAGATGGTATATCTCATTTAGCCTCAGATGACCCTACTATTCAAGCTATTATAGATAACTACGCAAAGTTTGTACAGGATAATATTATATCTCCTTTTGAAGAAAATAAAGCAAGATTTGAACAATTATCAGGGGAGACCCAACTTAATCTACAGGGAGAAGATCCTCCTATCTTTGATTTAACTTACGGTCCCCCTATCTCTACTAAGGGACAATTTATCCTTTCCGAAGACGGGTTATATTACGATTCCATTTCAGGGGGTATTCCTGAAGTATCAGGTATAGTAGCCGCTAGCTCCACATGGAATCTTCAGTACGCTCCAAATTTGGGTGGTAAAGGTGATTTGTATACTCAGGACAACTTAGAAAACTTTGTAGATACAGTATTCGATTACGATTATACCCCAGACGACAGTATCGCTGACAAGTACTACGAATCTGATGATATTCTACAGACATTCGAAAAGAATAAAATTCTCCATACAACACTAGTCCATGACCAGATTAACGATTTAATTGCATCTGGATATTCTGCCGAAAGCGCCGTAGTAGTTAATTACTATGGAAATATCGGCGCTATTGCTGCTCTATACGATGAAAAGACTAGAAAGAGAAAAAAACAACTTCAATTAGTTTCTATTTTCGCTTCCGACAAGTATAGCTTTACCGAGCAAGGAATAGGTAATCCTAAAGATTTAGGATTCGGGGATGGAATTTTAATAGAGAATAGAAGTGAAACTTCTACCCCTGAATGGCATCCTATTGAGAGAATTCCATTAAATGATTTTTCTTTCATGAGGGGAACCGGTGTGGAAGTCTCTTTAGTACACCAGGAAGAATTATTATTATTCTCAGAAGATCTAGAAGATATTGTTCTACCTATAACTCCTGTATTTGTACAATCAAAAGCGCAGCCATTCTCAGTAATAGATAAGTTTTCCCTGTCTCCTACAAATCCGGAAACATTCCCTTTCTTTAATGGTACTAATAACGTATCCGGGGATTCAGGACTTGTCCAATCATTAGTAGAATCTATTGTATCCGATGGTATGGTAGTTGGCTATAACTTTCTTAAGCCGGATATTGTTGACGCGTCTTCTACTAAATTTAATTTAGATAATATATCCCCAGACTCAGGAGGTTTTTTAAATGGTCAATTAGTAGCATCCTCCCTGGATAGCGTTTTCCCATCAGGATTAGGAATACCTAAATTAACCGGAACGGGACCAAACCAATCTTATATCAGACTGCCTAGCAGTTATACCCCCGATGGTACAGAACAAAGATTAAAAACTGAACAATTAGACAGCCTATTTTACGAAGGTAATAAAAAATATAATAAGATTACTAAAACTGGAGGAGGAGTTACATTTGATTTTTGGGTGCATATTCCTAGTTTAGTTATGACAGATAAACATAGGTATAGAGTAATAGCCGCATGTGAAAACTCAGGAGGTCATGCGCCTGAAGGAACCTCATATACAGATACTCGCGCAGCTAGGACTACTATATTAGGGTTACACGATGATAGAAAAGTTCATGGAATGATTCTCGGGTTTAGAGATGCAGGAGGAGCTTCTACCCCTAGCGGACTAGAGTTCGGAGTATTCCCTACAGTCTCCCAAAATAATAATCAAGAAACTTATGGACATAGTATAGCAATAGCCGAATCTCATGAGTATATTGATGGAGTTTTTCAAACGTCAGGCATTACCGAACTCGGCGCTACGGTAGCTTCGGGTACATCTGTAAATGGAGCATCTATTATAGACGCTAGCGCAGGATTTGTACACATGGCAACCGTATTTAATTTTTCAGAGGATTCTGTTAAAATATTCTGTGACGGCGAACTTCTCACAACTTCTTCAATAGCAACTACTTTTGATTTATCCGCAGCCGATACTCTTAACATTCCTTCTCCCACAAAAGAGGGAGATTATCTAGTATCAAGTTGGCACAATACCTCAAACAATGGTCCAGTAATTGGCAAGTTTGGAGGGGGTGATAGTTTCACTCCCTGGATTTTAGGAGGAGGGTTTACTGATGGTATTGAAAAAGTTACCGCAATACACGGTACTCACGAGCCTGGATTCTTAGGATATAATACAAATACTACTTACGGAGCTCCGACCACATATTCTCAACATTCTCCCGTTTGGTCTAGCTCAACAACAAAGCCATCTAGTGGGTTGGATGGATTTTTAGGCAGTTTCAAACTATACTCTAGAGCCCTATCTAATAGTGAGGTTAGGAAGAACTTTACCTTCCAAAAAGGATTTTACAAAAATATTCTGTTATAATGAACATAGAAGACATTAATTTACTTACTACGTCTAGAACAACTAGACTAAATGGTATAGCGTTCCCCGTAATTGAGGGGACTGGAGGATTTTTTACAAAAACTGACGGAGCTGAAACTGTTATGTCTGGGTTAAAACAACTCTTACTTACCAATAGAGGTGAAAGGGTTATGAGACCTGATTTTGGAACATCCTTAAGAAAATCAATTTTTGAACCTTTTACCACATCTTTAAAGGTAAAATTAAGAGAAGAGATTAAAGCTACTATTCGAAAATATGAGCCAAGAGTGGATATTATAGATTTAGTATTATCTTGGGAATCACGACCTCAATCAGCCGGAAGGAATCACATCTTTATTTCATTAAAGTTTAAATTAAAGGGTGAAATTACTGACGCACAAATTTTAGATATTATAGTATAATGGCAGACATCACAGGAATTTTTAACACATCAGCATTTGACGGAACAATCAGTTCCGATTTTTTGCAATTAGGAACTTTAAGTCCTCAGACTAAAGCATCTCGAATAGACTATTCAGTAGCAGACTTTGACGAGTATCGAACTGCTTTACTAAATTACTTACAAGCAATTTACCCATTAGAGTATAATAACTTTGTAGAGTCTGACCTAGGCATTATGCTTGTAGAAATGTTCTCATATTTAGCAAGTGTATTATCCTTAAAGGCAGACATGTTAGCTAATGAAAGCTTTCTCTCATCCGTTCAATCTCCTGAAAATCTTAGAAAGCTCTTGCAACTAATTGGAATATCTTTAAAAGGTCCTATTAGTGCCAAGGCAAGTTGTACCGCTACCTTAGCAACAGCTGATATATTAGTAGCATCATCAACAGCTACAATAGCATTAGCCGATAGGTCTTTTTCAGTACCTAACAATAAAGATACCGGTCTCCTAACTTATACAATATATGAAGTAGACGACACAGGTGCTATTGATTTAACAACCGAAGCTCTAATTCTCGGATATACCGATTCCTTAAATAACGCAGGTTCGACATTTAGTAAGCTAATATTACTAGAAGGTCAATTAAAGAAAGTATCTGGAACTTTTTCAGATACCGCATCTATTCAAACGATTACATTAACGGACCCTTCTATTGTAGAGGGAAGTTTATATGTTAGTACAGGAGGTGAGACTTATAACGAAGTTCAAAATTTATTCCTCGCTGACAGTACCGATAAAGTATTCAGCAAAACGTATACCGATGATTATACAGCTGTATTAGCATTTGGCGATGATGTTCGGGGTAAATCCCCTTCACCAGGCGATACTTATGACGTATACTATAGGGTTGGGGGAGGTTCCCGAGGAAATATAGCTCCTGGGGTAATTAATATTTCAATCCCTGCAACTCACACGGATAACGGAGCCATCTCAATTACAACTACTAACCCTACTAAAGCTACTGGTGGTTTAAACGCAGAGACTGTAGAACACGCTAAGAAATGGTCCCCTTACTTTTTCAAAACTCAATATAGAGCTGTTACCGGGGAAGACTACACAACCTTCGCTAATCAGTTTGTAAGTACTGTAGGACAGTCTGGAAAATCATCTGCTATCCTGAGAAACTCTGGAGCCGGATCTAATATGATTGATATTTATACAGTAGCCTTCGCCGATGAAGTAGATGGGGTACAAGCACAACTTGAAAGATCTTCTATTGCTTATAAAAATGAATTGCTAACACATTTAAATAAGTATAAAATGCTCACCGATGAGGTTACAATCGTAGATGGTCTTATTAGGACATTAGATTTGAAAACAACTATTTTCGTGGACCAAACTTTCCAACCCTTTGAGGAAGACGTTAAGAGAGCAGCATCCGCTAAAATGTTAGCATTTTTTAATCTCTCTAAAAGAGAGTTCGGAGAGCGTGTAAGAGTTGACGAGTTGAACAGAGAGTTATTTACAATTCCCGAAATTAGATTCTCAAAGTTAGATAATCTCACAGATGATATTAAATTAAACTTTAATGAAATTCTTCAGTTAAATAACTTAGAAATTAATATAGAATACGTATAATAGAAAATGGTTAAAAAATCAGGAATAGGAAGCACAGGTAAAGTTGCTAAAAAATATCATCAACATAATTACATTGATGTTATTAAAAGCATAACTCCTGATTTATACCATGATACTGACCATTCTATTTACGGGTTAGAGAATGATATATCCTATTCTGTACTTGGGAAGATTCTAAAAGCCGTAGATGAAGTCTCTAATATTGTAGATGTATCTGGAACTACTACGTCGTCCTTACAATCTAGATTCATTCTTAGAAATAACCTTACAAACATAAAACCTTATTTATTTGAACATAAAATTCTAAAACCTCTGGGATCAAGTTTTAAAGATTTTACAAGTAAAGAAGATTTTAAATTATATTTATCTTCGGTAATACTTCCGCATATTTATACTAATACTCCTTCCACTACGTTTTTAAATGGAGTAACCACCCTTGTAGATTCCACCATAACCACGGCATCGGGAGTACACGATTATCTTGTAGAAAACTTATCTTGGATGTATATGTTAAATACAAGTGGACCCGCAACCGGATTTGACCCATCTTCCAGAGTACCCACAATCCTTGCCGAGCTTTACGATAACAAACCTATACAGGAAAAAGAATCAATAAAATTTTTATTTGAGTATCTGTGGAAAAATAGAGAAGTTTCAGATTTTTATAAAGGGTTCATTCCCAACGAATTTAATCACACCACCGCATCAGTATCCGGGAATGTCTACGCATCAGGAACCCAACTACTTGACGGATTAGAAACCTTAATCGGGGTTTGGTATAATGATAATGATGAAGCCTCCGATACTTTAGATACGTATTTAGATCTTTATCTAGTTAATGGAACTTTCTCCCCCAAGCAAGTTGAAGGCGGAGCCTTTACTAAATTCTTACAAGCGGTAAGTTATGGATTTTACGATGTTAATTCTACTATACAGGACCTAGAAGATTTAGTGGACATAGAAAGATGTCCCCCTCAATTCCTTCAATACCTCTCCTCTTTAATTGGATGGCAGTTACTTACAGGCGATGTAGATAGATGGAGAGCTCAGCTTAGAAAAGCGGTGTATCTGTATAAAAGTAAGGGAACCAAACGATGTTTAGAAGACGCTGTGAGTTTAATATTCCCGGGAGCTAATCTATCAATAGCCGAAGATTTAGAAGAAACTTGGGAATGCTATCTCCCTCGAATGATCTATTATTTAATCGCTACAGAATCACCTGTTCTAAATGATGGCAATTATACCGTTAATACTCTTCCTGGGATTAAATCAGACCAGCACTTTGTAGACAACTTAGAGTTAAATTATCGAGCAGCTACAGACTATGTAATTAGAACTTTACACAAAAATACACCTGTATCCTACTACACTCCGAGCGGAGGTGCTATTTACTTTAACGATACAAAGTTTGATTTAGCAACTTGGGACCCTACGGATCCTAACTTTAAAGGATTTTATCACAGAGGAAAAGAAAACGTAGAAGTACCTCCTTGGGAAAATGATAGATTTTATGATAATACTTATATAACCGATGAGCAGATATTAATTCTAAATGATATTCTTACAGCGAATAGAGATGATAGAACCACTAATGCCCCTGGTGGAGGATTTGAAATTCCAACTAGTTACGTTGGCTCATTATCCTCTGTTCTTTCGAAAGTAGGATTTGATGATACTTTATATGATCTAAGCTGGAATAAGAAGTGGAAATTCCATACTAGTAGTATGGAAGTAGCTCCTAATTTAAGTTCTGTAATTGCGGCTGGAGACTCAGCCAAACTTAATTTATTAGATTACTGGAATTCTAAAAGTTCTTTCGCATTTACTTCTGTTAGTTTAACAGATGTTCAACATTCTATCGAAGGTATTTCCCTAGACGCAGATACTATTCTTAAAAATATTCAAAGTATTTTTACAACCTTTGCTCCTTTCCACGTAGTTATTAAATTATTTGCAATAGAAGAGTTTACTGATCAGTACCAAGTAAATGATGTGATTGATACTCTGTGTTTAAGAATATCATTACCTATGTATGATTCATCGGCAACTGGAGATACAGATCAAGTTATATTAACTAATCTCGTTCCCTCCAGCGTATCCGTATCTTCCGACGGTACAATAACCTCCTATCCTACAACCCCCAGAGCGTCGGGCAGAAGAAGGAATTTAAGATATAGTTTAAATAATTCTGAATTCAGGAGAAATGGTAAATCTATGCCAGTAGCGTATTCTTTTCTTTCTACCTCAGCAGAGGGAGTTGATACCTCAAGTTATGGAGTCCACACCACAGAGTTTATACCGTTAGGATATAATTTCTCAGCGGGAAAATACTTTTCAACATCTGGAACTGCTAGTGGAATTTATGATGCGTCTAACGATTTAGCAATGTCGGGTCTTCCTGTTATGTTTAATTCTATTGATCCCAACGAACCTGGTACAGAATTCTATTTAGAATTTGGAAGAAGTAATTTTACAGACTCAACTTATTCCTACAGCGGGATAGATGTCTCCTCAACATTCCCATGTAGAGGTATCCTCCGTGATCCTTGCTATTCAGCAGAAGACAGAGATAATGTATCCAGGATTAACACAGTAATTATTAGTAAACTAATATCTCAAGGCAATACAGAAGATTTTAGCACCTCTGCTTTAGAAAATTTTGAGTTTGGCTCTGTAATACATAAAGATTTCTTCGATTCAAGTGGCCTATACGTAAGTTCCACAATGACTAGAGACAATCCTTTAGACACAATTCCTTACTCAGAAAAAGAAATAAAAATAGTTTATTCCCACTTTAACAGTTTAGTGCAGGGGAAACAATCAAGAGTACATACTAGAACAGAGGATATTTATTCTACTAGTGGGGGATCTCGTGGATATTATGTAGATAGCATGGGAGGTGTCACTTCCGCTTCTGGCGGAGTAGCTGATACTGCTTCCCCTTATGGTTCAGGAGTAAATTACGAACTATCAGACGACTAATGAAAGGATACGTTGAAATTTATCGAGGAAGTATAAAGGATGAGAATTTAATTTTCTCAGATCCTAATATGATTGTCGATACTGCTGGACACCACGTAATTGATATACTAACAACATTACCCGCTCCTTCTTCACTTTCAGTTGCGCAAGCTTCTTCCATCGAAGATTTTGGAATTAAAGCTATAACTCTGGGTAGCGCACAAGGCTCTACCTCATATAATAGTTACAATACTAGCTCAGACTCAGGACCTAGTTCTTTACTAGCTATAGCTCCGAGTCCTATTGATATTTCTCTTCAACCTGTTACCGTTAGTGGACCTGGGAGATTAGGTCACTTTCTAAATTATTATAATTTTTCAGGAAGTTATCCCACCCTCACTGCTGACGATATCCAAGAATACGGATGCTATTTACCTTCCGCAGGTATAGATTTTGCGGGGAGTTCTTTCGGATATACTCACCCTGGACCTTTAGTAAATGATATGTCCGGAGTTCAAACGGGAGACCTAAACTCTGCCAGCGCTATAAATAGCGAAGGATATATATTAGAATCTACAGTAGCCAGAGCTTCACAAACCTTATCAGATGCTAGCGGGGGATTTATCGTCTCGGGAATAGCGGATGTGAGTGCAACTCGGGAAGTAAAGTATATTCTTACCCTAAGTTATAAGGATTGGAAATTCTTAGATTACTACTATGGGGGTATAGGAACTATTGGGTTATGGACTTTAGATAGAGAAGCTACCTTAGATAACTATAACAGTGAATCTGAGACCGCAGGTATCGACCTATATAACGTAGCAGATGTCTCACGAAATCCAGTATTTAAGCTTTTTGCCAAAAAAGTATTCCTCCCAGGAGGCTTAAAAATAGATGAAACATCTTCAAACGATGACTATATGACAATTACATGGGGAATTAAATTTTAATGACTTCTAAATCACTACTCGAATCACTTAATCCTAAAGGACATTTAGAGATTATTAAAAGATATTCAAACGGTCTTGAAGAAACCGTCCTAGATGACCCTAACGTCATCACAGTGGGTATGGGTATTACGCTCGCATCACTTTTCTCTAATACAACTACTTCTGCCAATGCAGAAGACTTTGGCATCTCTTACTTTCAAATAGGAACCGGATCATCTGTTATGGTGTCTAGTATAACGAAATTAGGAGATTCTATAGATGAAGCAGAGTATGGCAATAGTGATTTAACAATTAGTGCTATTGATATTGCTACTGAAACAACCGCAAAAGATGTGGCTTATATAAACCCATCATATGTTTCGAAAACTTCGAATACTAAAGTAACCTATTCTTTAGTTCTTGAAGAAGAAGCATGTAACACTATCGCTATAGATGAAATAGGATTATTCAGTAAAAACCCTTTACTAGAACCTTCCCCCTCAGCATATTTATGCGCATACAGATCGTTTGGAGCGATAACTAAGACCGACGCGTTCGCTCTAATCTTTAAATGGACATTGGAATTTTAAATTATGATTAATGATGTAACAGGTGGTAATTATGTAATTACAGCAACTAGCAATCTAGAAGATGTTAGAAAATATACGGCAAGCTCTTTTTATAACTGGGAGCAAGATAATATTCCTATTGATGATTTAGAATCTCGTACAAACTCGTTAGGAGCTAGTATAGGACTTACTGCAACTGGAATTGATGGAGCTACTTTAGTTCTTTCAGGTACTGCTGATACTGCAAACTCAGTATACGATAATATTGATGATATTGTCAATCGCATCCCAAAAATATTAACATTTCCTCTTTTAGTTGAAATTTGTAACTATGGAAATTTAGGAGATTTAAAATTAGAAGGTATTACCATTAAAGATAATGGTTCCCTAGAGATTATTAATAGAAACCATGGTCAAGCCTTGTATGGAGATTCCACTAATTCTTATATAAAAACTACAGAGAATGCTACTGGGTATCCTTTCGGTACTGAACTAGGATGTGTATCTGTATCATCTACTCCGATTTATACCGCTATCGCAGCAGCTCAATGTGCTAGACACTCCGTAACTTGTTATAGCGCTGCTTCTTGGAATCAAAACATTAGAGCCTTTGGAACTAAACATTCATCTACTAATACAAACTTCGAAGAACCTATATTCTGGACTTCTGGTACAAACGCTTTTATAACAGGAACCTCTCACCAGCTTAGCGGTAATGTATACGATAGTACCTACGATGTAACTGTATCTGCGGATGCTGACCCATTAGAATTTAATACTGCAAGTCAGCAATCTTTAAGAGATGATAACTATCTTGCACCTATGGTTGCAGAAGATATTGTATCTCCGATGTACGCCTACGGAAATTACTTTACAAGCGTTAAAGTTGAAAATTGCCACGGCGCTCAAATTCAGTTAAAAAATGTATGTGTAGATGGAGTAAGCGCAACCGGCGCAATTGTATACAAGCACGATAATTCTATAGGATTCGATATTCAGAATTCTGATGTAGTTCTCACATCTTGTGCCTCATTTAGAAATACTGACGCAGGGTTTAAAATTACTAATTCAAATGTAGATATTGAAGGAGGTATTATAGGCTATAGAAACTACCCTCTAGATGGCGGAACTACCAACGGGTCTAGGACCAGCTCAGGGTTTGCGGATACGGATATTTGGGATATTGCTTCTAACGGTAATGGATTTGAAGCGTCTCGCTCCACCATTAAATTTGATGAAACTTTAAGTCTTACTAACGTTTCAGGTACTTCCAACTTAGGCAAGCACGGATTTATGATGATGTCTAACGGTGGAAACGGTTGGCTATTCGATAAGTGTAAAGTTATTGGAGGTGTAGGTGGGCATAATAGTTCTCAAGAGCAAGGAGCAGGCAATGAAGACTTCCAAACAACTCAGTTAATTTCTGCATTTAATAAAATTAATGGATTTACAATAGACAGTTCTCAGGTAAAATACCAGGGAATCTTAAGGTCTCAAGGTAACGAAATTCATGGAATCCACGCAAGTAATTCCACAGTTGGCTCTATGGGGTTAATATCGGAAGTAAACGGTGATACTGGACTCTTGTTAGATTCTTCTGAATATGTTTATAATATAGGAGCTAATAAATACACAACTTCATATGACCTTGATTTATCCTCATGGATAAGTAGAGCTGGGCATTCCGAAAACACCCCAGCAGTTCTTTTAGACCTTAACAGTGTTCAAAATCTAACTGTTACAAATAGCTCTAAGTTTTCAGATAATAAAATTGGTAACTCAGGTAGAAGAGCTGGAGTTATAGGAGGAAGGTCCGGTAACACTGATGCTGACCGAACTCAAGCTATGTTTGCTACAAACGGTAGTATCGTAGACTCTGGTAGTGTTAGCGAATATGAAAAAGGTACAGTACCTTTAATTTCTGTATCTAACAACTCTTATGCTAGACTTCTTGGACTAGCCGCTCAAGGAGATATTTTAAAAGGCTCCACTGGAAATAATTTAAATCCTTCTGGGTCTGTAAAAGGTAGAGTTTTAAGTGTAACTGATAATTCAAAAGTAGACCTTTATGGAACTTCTGCGTATAATACTACTTTAGGTATGTCTTATTCTATTAGTTCTGTTGAAGACTTAAAACCCACATGGACTCGAAGCGCTGTATACGCAGGTCAAAACTCAAAAATTAGAATTTCCGGTCCTACTAAGATTTCAAATTTTGGAGTTGCTGCTTTAGCAGAAGATAACTCAAAGATTGAAATAGGACCTGCTTTATCAGAGTTAGGAACTCCTGATATTTCACTAGACCCCACTGACCCAAGCGGTCACTCCTTAGTAGAATTACACGCTACGAGAGCATGTTTAGTTGCTAATAATAAATCTACAATAGAGATGATTAAATGTGGAGCCGCTGTTACCGGCGCGACTATTAATTCAGTAGAAGATAATTTAGACCGAGATAACTATCATTCTAATTCCTTTATTCAATTTTATCCTAACGGATTTACTGAAGAATTAATGAATCCTTCAGGTGGAAAATATGAAGATCTAACCTTAGGTAACGCAGTAAGCTCTATTAGCGGTTGGAGAAATAGAAATACCCCAGGCTTAGACAGCTTTGCGTCTCCTAACAGACTTAACCATAATTCAAACTCCACGGGAGGAATGTGCGTTAGAGCTGTTGGAGGTAGTAACGTTATAGTAGACCAATCTAACTTTGAAGTTCGTATGAATGCTAGAGACCTATCCGGAGCTTATTATAATATTGACGGTTCTGGTAATGAAGGTATCGGAGGGTACACGGGCAGCGGCGCCGAGACTAACACCCCCGACTTTTTAGGCACCTCCACAAACCACTACGCTGGCTCCCAAATCTTTATGTGGAATATAGCGGATAACTCAAGGATTGTAGCATCTAACTTAAAAGTTAATTCTGTAGATCCTAGCGCAGCCGGATTCCACGGACCTTCGGGACGATGGGGAGTACCTTCTGATGTTCAGGGGGGTACTCAACAGTCTATGGGTCCTCTAGATTATTATGGAGATACGGGAGCATACCAAGTAGACATGTCAAAAGCTGCTGGGCAGTATAATCATGGTCCTTTCCGATTAATGGCTGGAATCTCCTCTGATCTAATGTCCTACTTCGAAACCGTAGATACAAATAATGACGGAATCCCTATGAGTGGCGGCGGAAGCGAAGCCTCTGGACTGGGGGGAACTGCTATTGCTCAGATTAATGCTCAAGGTTATGCCGCACCTGGAATCGCAGCTAGTGGTATTGTAGGTGCAGATTATAGGTCTCATAGTTTAATGGAACCCTCAAGAAATTATAGTGGCGGGATTAATGTTTACGGACAACCAATATTTGGAGGAAGACCGGGGATAGCTAGTACTGTATCTAATATTGTTGGATTAGATAGAAGATATCTTTCAAACTCTATGCTTGAAGACTCTGAACTAACTCCCGCATACAATGTAGGATCAGGAAGTGTTAACACTGAAATGTTTCCTCAATTCCCAATCCCTCCAATTCACATGGAATGGCAAGGATATCTTAGAAACTTCTTAGATGAATCTGCTGGAGATACATTTGCAAACGCAAAACACGGTGCAAATAAACTAGTTAAACTTTGCTCAATCTTCCGCTCTAATACTGATCCTCTACTAGGGGGAGAAGGTAGAGATGGCAGTGGAGATTACACCTTTGGGCATGGAGTTCGCTCACTTAACATCTTTGACCTCAATAAATTAGTATAATGCAAAATCAAGAAATAAAAGAAAATATTAGGTTTTTTAAACCAAACGATCCTTATTATTATGAGGTCGATAATCTCCCTTTGATTGATTTACTAAATAATGATAAAATTCTTAGGGATGAAATTAATCTTATATTAGCAGCTAATAGTAACTACGCATCTGAAGCTTATGTGCAATCTAATTTGCAAGATGCTATAGGGTCTGCAGGTATCGTAGATATTGATGGTGATGGTGTTACTCCCAAATACACAGATGTTATATCTTGGGTTATAGCTCAAGGATATCTTTCAGAAGTAGCTACAAATATAGGGGATTTACTAGATGTTGATACAACAAGTAATGCTCCCGTACCTGGAAATTCTCTAATATATGATGGCTCACTTACAAAATGGGTACCTGGCGGCTCAGAAATAATACAAAAAGAATTATTTCTTGGAGAGTTTGGAGGGTATTCCCAAGGTTTAGGAGGTTCTGGAGACCGGTTTGAAAAAGCTAATGCTGCGGCTACAACTAGTTTGAACCAAGGAGTTCACCTCCCGAAAGGTCACTACAGATTTGATTTTACAAGTTCTAGAGGTTGGACCGATCAAAACATATACCATTTTGCTCAAGATATAGAACAAATTATTCATGGGTATGATAACTGGGACCCTATTACCAGAACAGGAGACTTGAAAACTCATAATGGTACTGTTGATAATATACTTACCGATGGTGACGCATCTCTAATGTGGAGTTACAACGCAGCCCTTCGTTTTAAGTTTGATGATTGGCAGGCTGGAATGACGTTAGCCTCACCATCTACGTATATTCAAAAACCGATATCCCAACCTAATACAGCAGGTGGTAATAGTTGGAATCATAGCGGCTCTACCGGAACCCCAGAATCCCATCTAAACATACACCATTTTAGAATAGCATCCGGAGTAACTCAAGAAATTCTTAACGGACATTATTATTTTACAGTAGAAGAAGATGTAAATGAGATTTGGTTTACACATACTCACCATACTAATGCTTCTAACCATTGGTTACAGTTTGAAGGATTTAGAGGTAAACTTTATTACTTAGGAGGTTATTCCGAGAATTTAGATGGCTCTAAGTTTTCAGACCCATTCCCTCCTAGTTACGCTTCCTGGTCACCTCCTTGGGGTGATGGAGAATTTACTAGAACTCAAGCACAGTTAGATTCTTTACATGAAAGAAGAGGTTCTTAATAGAAATGAAAAAATTTCTAATTCTATTAACCTTACTAGCATCTTGCTCTACCTTAGCTCCTATAGCTGGTGGAGCAATTGGAGGTGCAGCAGGTTCATTAGGAGGTCCAGCCACAGCAGCAATAGGTGGAGCAGCCGGAGTAGCCGGAGCTCAAATGATTTTCCCAAATCAAACAGTAAGTAATGAAGTAGCTTTAGCAGCAGCTCAAGCTGGAAAACCAGCTCCAGGTACAGCAGCATCTACAATCCATGAAACCAAAGGTTTAATATGGGATTTAGGCTGGATGTATTTACTAATCTTCATCATAGTACCATTCTTCTCTAAGAGGGGTCGTACTTGGATGAAAAAGTTTACCGATATCGGTAACACAGTTTCTCAAAAAGATATAGAAGAAAGAGATCTTCAGCAAGATGATAGACTAAATAACCTAGAGGCTTCTATTAACGACCTCTTAAAAACTAAATAACATGCAATTTATCGATTATAATTTTGTTTCAGACGATGTCGCAAAGAACATCATGGAATCTTACGGCTACAAAGTACCTGCAAAGGAAGAAGTAGTTAGCGAAGACGTCGCAACTCCTGAGTTGCCTGATTACGTTTGTGTAGTGAATGAAACTACATATGCTCTTTGTGAAGGTGTAGAAGAGATTGATGGTCAACTCTATATTCCAGTTATGGAAGTAAACGCTGAGCTTCATGAAGCTATGGCTGATAATGATACTACTCTACTTGAATCTGTTGAAATGGATGACACTAGCTACTCATTCGGGGATATCTTCGAAGATGAGAAAACAGGTGAAATCTTTATCTCAATCAATGAAGTAAAGGTAGAAGAGACTACCAAAGACGAAGAGTAATCCATGACTAAGACGGTAATGGAGAAAGCAGACGAAATCCTCGCTAATATGGGGATTTCAGATTCTGTACCATTAG